GATCAAGTTTTTAAAATAAAAGAAACAGATCAAGGTTTAATGAAAGCTATTGAAAAACCAGATACTTTTAATCCACCTGAAAATGATAACTTTGAAAGAGTAGGTAGAACTATTGAAACATTATATAGAGGTGTAAAAGTCTTAGGTACTAATATATTATTAAGATGGGAGTTATGTCCTAACATGACTCGACCAATGGCAGATACTACTAAAGTAGAAATGAATTATGCTATATGTGCACCACGTATGTATAAAGGACGTATTGATTCTACAGTAAGCAGAATAACTGGTTTTGCAGACATGATTCAAATAACTCATTTAAAACTACAACAAGTAGTTGCAAGAATGGTTCCAGACGGTGTGTTTTTAGATATGGACGGATTAGCAGAAGTTGATCTTGGTAATGGCACGAACTATAATCCAGCTGAAGCTTTAAATATGTATTTTCAAACTGGTTCTGTTGTAGGTAGATCACTTACTCAAGATGGAGAGTTAAATAGAGGTAAAATACCTGTGCAAGAATTATCTACAGGATCTGGACAAGCTAAAATACAAAGTTTAATATCAACGTATAATTATTATTTACAAATGATAAGAGACGTTACAGGATTAAACGAAGCTAGAGATGGTGCTTTAGCCGATAAAGACACTTTAGTAGGTTTACAAAAAATTGCTGCACAAGCTTCTAATATAGCAACAAAGCATATTAACAATGCTAGTTTGTATTTAACTTTAAGAATGTGTGAAAACATATCTAAAAAAGTTAATGATATGTTAGATTATCCGTTAACGGCAAACGCTTTAAATCAAAGCATTACGGTTTTTAATACTAAAACGCTGCAAGGTTTAGAAGAATTAAATCTACACGATTTTGGTATTTTCTTAGACCTTGAACCAGATGAAGAGGAAAAAGCAAAGCTTGAACAAAACATACAAGTAGCTTTATCAAGTGGTGGTGTAGATTTAGAAGACGCTATTGAGATAAGACAAATACGTAATTTAAAATTAGCTAATCAAATGCTAAAAATGAAACGTAAGCGTAAGTTGCAAAGAGAAAGACAAATGCAAGCTGAAATGAGTCAACAACAAGCTCAGGCAAATTCTCAAGCATCTCAAGCAGCGGCAGAAGCAGAGGTTCAAAAACAACAAGCTTTAACTAGTGAAAAAGTAAACTTTGAACAAGCTAAGTCTCAGTTTGAAATACAACGTATGCAAACTGAAGCTGAAATTAAACGTCAGTTGATGGCTGAAGAGTTTAATTATCAATTACAATTAGAACAAGTAAAAAATCAACGCGAGTCTACAAAAGAGCAATCAATTGAAGATCGTAAAGATAAAAGAACAAGAATAGCTGGCACACAACAAAGTCAAATGATAGATCAAAGAAAAAATGATTTATTACCAATTAACTTTGAAGCTCAAAGTGGGCAACAACCAACTATTTAGTATTAATTATTTAATTATATTATATTATGGCAGAAAAAAAAGCGGCCGTAGAGGTCAAGCAAGAAGGTGAATTTACTTTAAAAGGTAAAATAAAACCAAAAAGAAAGGCAAAAGATTTAGGTAAAACTAACACTGAGCCTGTAAAAATGGAGATGAAAAAACCTATAGAACAAAAGGTAGAAACTCCTAAAATTGATTTAACTAAAAAAGAAGACGATGCCGTTCAAGAGCGAAAAACAGAGGAAGTACCTGTGGGCGACGAACCCAAAGTTGGCACAGAAGTGGACAAAGAAGTACGGGTCAGCGATACAGATGCTAATGAAGAATCTCCGCTCCAAGTAATTGAGGAGATAACTGAAGAAGTTAAACCAGTTGAAGTAAAAAAACAAGATACTCCGATAATTAAAATGCCTGAATTACCAGAAAATGTAGAAAAGCTGGTAACATTTATGAATGAAACAGGTGGTACGGTTGAAGATTACGTAGAGCTTAATAAAGATTATACTAAGCTAGACAACGATCAATTGTTGAAAGAGTATTTAAGAAAAACAAAACCTCATTTAGACTCAGAAGACATTAATCTTATAATGGAAGATTATAGTTTTGATGAAGAATTAGATGAGCAAAAAGATATACGAAGAAAAAAATTAGCTTATAAAGAAGCTGTTGCTAACGCTAAAAAAGATTTAGAAAATAAAAAATCTAAATATTATGCTGAAATAAAGCAAAGACCTGGTGTTACGCAAGAGCAACAAAAAGCGATGGATTTTTTTAATCGTTACAATAAACAGCAAGAAAATATAAAGCAGTCTCAGGAAAATTTTAAACAAAAAACTAGCGATTTATTTAATACTAATTTTGAAGGTTTCGATTATACGGTAGGAGATAAAAGATTTAGATATAAGTTAAAAGATCCTAAGGCAACTGCTAATTCACAATCTAATATAGAAAACTTTGTAAAACGATTTTTAGACAAAGATGGAAATATTGGAGACACTGCGGGTTATCATAAAGCTTTATATGCTGCGATGAATGCTGACAAGCTAGCTTCTCATTTTTATGAGCAAGGTAAAGCAGACGGTGTTAAAAACATAGTTAAACAATCTAAAAACCCAGCTACGGATGCGCCAAGGCAAGTTGCCAGCGGGGATGTCTACGTTAGCGGTTTTAAGGTAAAAGCTATTAGTGGAGCAGATTCATCAAAATTAAAAATCAAAAAACGAACATTTAATAATTAAAATTTAAAATTATGGCTTTAAATCCCCAGTTTGGTACTATTGTACCAAGCCAAGTACAAGAAGTCTTACAAACTAACTATTTACAGTGGACTGATCCTGCTGCAGCTGATTTTACATCATTTGCTCAACAGTATTTACCAGAGATCTACGAAGCTGAAGTTGAAAGATATGGTAATAGAACTTTATCTGGATTCTTAAGAATGGTTGGGGCGGAGCTTCCAATGACAAGTGACCAAGTAATCTGGTCTGAACAAAATAGATTACATATTGCATATGATAACTGTACATTTGTTAGTGCTACAGGTATCATTACACTTAACCCAGGTGCTGTTGCAGGAGTAAACAATGTTATTTCTGTAAATGCTACTGTTGTAGTAATGGACGACTTCGGAAACGAAGCTAAAGCTCTTGTTACTGCTAGTACTCCTGGTGCTGCAGGTACAATTACTGTATCCACATACACGGCTGCTAACTTAGCAGGTGCTGGACTAGTTGGTAATGTAAAAGTATTCGTATATGGTTCTGAGTATAGAAAAGGATCTATTACTCCTAACTACGATGCTGCTACACAACCAGATGGATACATTAGTGTTGACCCAGCGTTTACTCAATTTTCTAACCTACCTGTAATTATCAGAAACAAATACGTAGTAAATGGTTCTGATACTGCTCAAATTGGTTGGGTAGAAGTTGCTACTGAAGATGGAACTGGAGGATACTTATGGTATCTAAAGGCTGAATCTGAAACTAGATTAAGATTTGAAGATTATTTAGAAATGATGTGTGTAGAAGGTGAATTAGTTGATGCTGCTGTATCTCCTATCACTGGATTAAAAGGAACTCAAGGTTTATTTGCTGCTATTGAAGATAGAGGTAATGTACAAGTTGGGTTTGCTGCAGCTACAGGTATCAGTGATTTCGATGATATTCTTAGAAACTTAGATACTCAGGGTGCGATTGAAGAAAACATGTTATTCTTAGACAGACAAACTGCTCTTGATTTTGATGATATGCTTGCTGCTATATCAGCTGGATCTGCAGGTGGTACTGCTTTTGGTTTATTTGAAAACTCAGAAGAAATGGCGTTAAACTTAGGTTTTAGCGGTTTCAGAAGAGGTTCATATGACTTTTACAAAACAGATTGGAAATACTTAAACGATGCTTCTACAAGAGGCGCGCAAGTTGGACCAAACTCGATTGAAGGAGTTTTAATTCCAGCTGGTACTACAACTGTTTATGACCAAATTTTAGGAACTAACATCAGAAGACCTTTCTTACACGTAAGATATAGAGCTTCACAAACTGATGATAGAAGAATGAAGTCTTGGTTAACAGGTTCTGTTGGTGGTGCATTTACTAGTGATCTTGATGCTATGGAAGTTAACTTCCTATCAGAAAGATGTTTAGTAACTCAAGCTGCTAACAACTTTGTACTATTCAAAGGAGTGTAATTACTCATGTAATTTTTACCCTCGTTATATTGACGGGGGTAATTATTACTTTTATAAACTATTTAATTATATTATATTATGGCAAAAAAGAAAAAACAAGAAGACGTAGCTGTAGAAGAAGTTGCTGTTGCAACTCAAAAACCTACACCTATAAAACCAGTTAAAAAAGATGACTGGGAAGTAAAAGATAGAACTTATATACTAACTCAAAACAAAGAACCTTTAACGTTTACAATACCTGCTAAACATACTAGAAGACACCCGTTATTATGGTATGATGCAGCAAGTAAAGAACAAAGAGAACTTAGATATGCTACAAACATGTCAAGTCCATTTGTAGATGAGCAAAAAGGTGAAGTAACTTTAGGACATATAACTTTTAGAGATGGTACATTAAATGTTCCAAAAGAAAAAATTGCATTACAAAAACTATTATCTTTATATCACCCAATGAAAACTTTAAGATATAAAGAACATATACCACAACAAATAGCTGATGATCAAATTGAAATTATTGAGTGGGAAATTGAAGCTTTAAATGCTGCTAGAAACATGGATGTTGATATGGCTGAAGCAATAGTAAGAGTAGAGTATGGTTCTAAAGTAAATAAAATGTCTTCAAAAGAACTAAGAAGAGATTTATTACTTTTAGCTAAACAAAACCCTAAGTTATTTTTATCACTAGCTTCTGATGAAAATGTGCAACTAAGAAACTTTGCTATCAACGCTGTTGAAGCTCAAATTATTAGAGTATCACCAGATAACAGATCTGTACATTGGACTAGTAATGATAGAAAGCTTTTAAACGTTCCATTTGATGAAAATCCATATTCAGCAATAGCTGCTTGGTTTAAAACTGATGAAGGAATAGAAGTATTTAAGTCTATAGAAAAAAGACTATAACAATAATAAGGCGGGTTCGCCCGCCTTTTATTAAAATAATAATATAATGATAAACGTAAATTCAGTATATCAAACCGTTTTATTAATACTTAATCAACAACAAAGAGGTTACATAACACCAGATGAGTTTAATAAAATAGGCACACAAGCTCAATTAACTATATTTGAGGCATATGCTAGTGATTTAAATCAACAATATCGCTTACAACAAAATGATACTGAATACTCTAATCGTATAAAAAATATTGAAGAAAAACTACAATTCTTCCAAAGAACAACACCTATTCCTTATGATGGAGTAGTTAGTGGGTTTCCACTATTAGATTTTGGAATTCCTGATGCACCGACTGTATTTGGTACCGCTGACACGTTGTACAGGTTGGGATCTGTATTTTACAGAGATTACGATCTTGGTCAATATGTTCAACCTAATGAGTTAAAACAATTAATTCTTTCTCCTTTAACTCAACCTACAGATAAATTTCCATTATATACTTATGAGAATTATGTTGTAAAAATATATCCACGTTCTATACGTACTGATATAAGTATTTCATATTTAGTTAAACCTAGAGACGTTGTTTGGGGTTTTACATTAGACGCAACAACAGGAGCTTATTTGTATGCAGAAACTTCTTCAATACAATTTGATCTAGATGTGACAGAGCAAGACGAATTAATAATGAGAATATTAGCTTACGCTGGAGTTATAATACAAGATCCAAACATTATACAAACAGCATCGCAAGCCGTAGCTAATCAAGATAATAACGAAAAACAATAAGATATGCCAATGCCAAATGGTGGATTAATCACCGAAACTAATGCACAATATTACGCGGGAGCGCAGGGATTTGTAGTAACAGCGCCTGCTGGTCAAACTGAGTTTACGTTTACATTTGACACGCTGTTAGAATTTGGTTCGTTTGATCCTGCTATACCAGAATATGCTTTAAATAATTTTAAACTATATAGTAGTACAGATGGAATAACTTATACGGAATATATTTTAAACTATAGTGTAAACGCGCAACCAAACAACAATACTATAGTTATATTAGCGGCACCACTTCCTCAAAACAACGTTTTAGTTTGTCAATTAAAAACTATTGATGGTGGAAGTTTTGGTAGTAGAAATGCTTATGGAACTGCTACAGAAGAAAATTACGGTAGTTATGCCTACACAACATTGCAAGATGTAGTAAACAATTTTATTGTTGGTTACGTTGGTCAAGATAAATTAATAGCTAGAGCAAATAGAAGTGATATAATATTTCACGCTAAAAGAGGTTTACAGGAGTTTAGTTATGACACATTAAAATCTATTAAGTCACAAGAGCTAACAGTGCCTCATACTCTTAGCAATGTGTTACCACAAGATTATGTTAATTATGTAAGAGTTTCTAGAATAGATGCTTTAGGTGTAAAAAGAATAATTTATCCCGCAAACAATTTAACCACATCTCCCTATGAAAATCCTGTACAAGATAATTTTGGTAGATTAACTCAAGATAATTTTGAAGATAACTTAGAAGGAACTTCACAAACAGAAAGTAAATGGAAGCAAGGTAACACTAATTTAATTAATGGTTTACCAAATTTTGCTTTATATAATGAAGGTATGGACTGGGCTGGTTACAACTGGGGTTATGGAGGTTTTTGGTATTGGGGTTGGGGCGAGCAATACGGTATGTCACCTCAATATGCTCAATGTAACGGGTGGTTTAATATGAATGCTAGAGAAGGTAAAATATCTTTTTCAAGTAATTTAATAGGCGCTCAAATAGTATTAGAATACATATCAGATGGACTTGCTTATGATTTAGATAGTAGAATACCTAAAATGGCTGAAGATGCTTTATATTCATATATATCACATGCTATAATTTCTACTAGAATTAATCAACCTGAGTACATAGTACAAAGATTAAAACAAGAAAAAAGTGCAAAACTGAGAAACGCTAAAATTAGATTATCTAATGTAAAATTAGATGAGATAGTTCAGGTTATGCGCGGAAAATCTAAATGGATAAAAAGATAAAACATGCCAAATATAGTTAATACATTTCTAAAGTCTAAAATGAATAAAGACTTAGACAATAGATTAGTACCAAACGGCGAATATAGAGATGCTAATAATCTACAAATAAGTAGATCACAAGGATCTGAAGTAGGAGAGTTTGAGAATATTTTAGGTAACAACGAATTAGCTTATTTATACACTGGTACAATTGGTCAAGATGATTACACTGGTAAAATTATTGGTCAATTTACAAATGAAACTGACAATATAATATATGTGTACAGCGCTGGTTACGATGGTAATGGTAGGTGTCCTAGAGATTTAGTTTTTACTGCTCAAGCTAACACAGCACAAACAAATGTTACCACAATACAATTGTTTACACCAACAGGGCAAAAAGTAAATGCTATCACGTGTGGTGTAGAAGTTGGTATGTTGTTGTGGGGTGATAATTGGAATGGACAACCTTCCGGTGCTGGAGGTCAAAGAGTTGATCCTATAGTTAGGGGGTTTTCAGCAAGTGGAGAGATTATAATAAGTCAAGCTGTTAGTTTTGCTAATAGTGGAGGAGTTGGTATACCTGGAGACACTATAAATATTGGTTTTACAAATACAATACATGAATATAATATTAATACAGGAATATTAACTCTTTTGGTAAGAGGTTCTTTTTTAAATTTTCATAAAGATTTTAGAATATATGGTATTAATTTAATACAGGATTTACTTTTTTGGACAGATAATCGCAATCAACCAAGAAAAATAAACGTTTCTCTTGCAAATCCAACTTCTTTAATATCACCAATTCATTATATAAATGAAGATCAAATCTCTGTAGCTAAATATTATCCTTATGAAGCTCCTTTAGTTTTACATCAAACAATATTAAACGTAGAGTCAGGAGCTCAAAATATTCCTTTAAAAGGTTATGATTTAACCTGCAAAGCGGGTGCAGATGCTACAACTATAAAAATAGGTGATATAGTTTCAGGTTTTCCTGGTCAAGGAGAAGAAGAATTATGGAATGTAATAGATATAGATGATACGTTAGTTGCACCTGTAATAACAATATATAATAATTTTAAAGATGGTGACATTGCGGCTAATATGCAACCTGGCACTTGGGACGAAGTCACAAAGTTAAAATTAAAGTTTAGTAGTAGCACTATGAAAAACTCAGCCTCTAGATTATTTAAAAGAGGTTTTAATAGTAGTGTTATAAATGCCGCGGGAGCAATTCTTGCTGGTAATGATGTTGAAATTAATTATCCTTTTAATAACACGTCAACAGACCCATCTTCTCAACCATCTCCTAGGGTTGGTGATTTTATAACTAGTGAAACATTGATAAATCCTAGCGGTGTTGTTGGAATAACTATAGCTGACGAGGTAGTTATAACATCTATTGAAAGCTATACTTATGCTTTATCTAAACAAATTGTTATTAGATTAAACAAAGACATTGAAGTTGTAGCTATTGGTGATGATATAAGTGTTGCTGTTAATCCAAATTTTGATGATCAATTTACAGGTGATCCTGATTTAATTGAAGAAAAATTTAAAAGATTTAGTTATAGATTTAAATTTGAAGATGATGAGTATTCGCTAGCAGCTCCTTATACACAAATATGCTTTATACCTAGACATGACGGTTATTATGGAGGTGGAAAAAATGAGCAACTACAAGACATGGTGAACAACTATGATTCAAGTATTGTAGAGTGGTTCGTTAATAAGATAGATACAGTAAGTTTAAATTTACCATTACCAGACGGAGGTCAAACTCCTTCAGAAGCAATATCAACATTAATAGATGGTTATAAAGTAAAAGAGATTGAAATACTATACAAAGAATCAGATGCGTTATCTACTAAAATTTTAGAAGTTATAGATATTAATACTGCTTCTTCTTCGTTTGTAAAAGAAATACCAATCACAAGTGCTGGAATTGGCCCACAATGGTTTTACGAATTTGACTATAAGTCTATAAAACCTTATAGAACTTTACCTACAAGTGAGCAAAATAGAGTTTACGACAATGTTCCTTTAAAAGCTTTAGGCCAAGAAATTTCTGCAAATAGAGTTATATACGGTAATTTCTTACAAAAACATACACCACCAACAGGTTTAAATTATGAAGTTGTGCAGGCAGATAAGTCTGTTAACAACGATAATTATGCTCAATATCCTAACCATTCTGTTAAGCAAAATAGAAATTATCAAGTTGGTTTTGTTTTAGCTGATAGGTATGGTAGAGCTTCTAGTGTAGTTTTATCTACTAATGATAGCAATCCAGCTCTTTCTGGTTCAACTATATACGTTCCTTATAAATCATGGAGCGATGTTGGTGGTCCAGAATCTAACGTTGCAACTGGCGTTACAAGTTCTTTAGAGAGTGTATATTCTTGGTTAGGAAACGCTTTAAGAGTAAAATTAAATAGTGGTGTAAATCAATTAACTAATAATGAACTAACAGGTGAACCTGGTTTATATAAATCAGAGCAAGATACAAGTGTAGATAATTTAACTATAAATTCTGGCGGCGCTGGTTACGCGGTGGGAGATGGAATATCGTTTACATATGATCCTTTTATTGGTCTTGGAGCAGGTAGTGGTTTAAAAGCAGAGGTTGTAAGTGAAACCGCTGGTGTCGTGACTGGTTTACAAATTACCGATAGAGGTAGCGATTATTATAATGGTCAACAATTAGAGGATGCGGTAAATGGATGTATAGTAACAATAGATGTTTTTGACGCAAACCCTACTGGTTGGCAATCATATAAATTAGTTGTTAAACAACAAGAACAAGATTATTATAATGTATACTTACCGGGTTATGTCTCAGGTTATCCTGTAACGCTTGCTAAAGAGTTAGGTAGAGTAGCTTTTGCTGTTTTACTAGGAGATAATATAAATAAAATACCTAGAGATTTAAATGAAGTAGGTCCTTTACAAACAGAGTTTTCTACTTCTATTAAATTGTTTGGTAGAGTAAACAACCCTAATATAAACAACACAAATAAAGGTGGTCTTAATTACTACTATGTAAACAGAGAATATCCTTGGAATACACAATATTTTCCAGGTAGAATAAATGATGAAGCTGTAACCGTTGGTGCCGTTGGGCAAGGTGGTTTAGAACTAGCTAATTCACCGTTTGATTCTACTGCTACAAAAGGCCCATTTGATAATACTACTCCTAGTATACCATGGGGTGGTGCTGGTGCAGAGCAAAGTTTTTATAATGTAGAGCAAAATCCTTTAGCTGTAGGTTTAAAAGTTGGCGCTGAAGATCCTCAACCTCAGTTGCAACAACCAGCTTCTCCACA